AGATTCATTAGAAACTTTGTTAAGGGTATTGATAATTGTATAAATGTTTTCCATAACTTTGTCCTTTTTTATCCTGCCACTGGTGACGGAATTTTATTTTTACCCATAATCGGGCTGTCTTTGCCTGCTGGCTTATCTGTGTTGTATTCTGCTGGGGCAGTTTTGCCGCCTGCAATAGTGAAATCACTGCTATACTCGTTGTTGATTACTTGACGCTCGTAGGGGTCAGCAGCGTAGTAATCATTTGCTTCTTTGGATTCAGCAGTATCTGGCTCATAGTCAGAACCAAGAACTGGATTTGACTGTGCTTCATATTCAGCACGTTCTTGATCAATACTGTCGGCGTATGCTGCCTGCTGAATAAGCATTCTGTTTGGATCTAGTCCTAACAACCGCGCAATTTGTATCATCTGCGGCGGTGTTGCTGGATAGTTAAAAGTAACGTCAATGATTGACATACTTTCGTTTTCCATGCCAGGAAAATCCGGAAGTGTTTTCTGGATTGGTGTTTTCTTTGGTTCTGACATTGTGATAACGTCAAACTGTTGGAGTTTTTCTTCCAACTCGTTTATGAATTTTGCATCAACGTCGCCACATATTTTAATACGATAATCAAATGTTTGGCGGGTCTCTGTTAAGTATTGTGCGAATGATTTCATCTTTTATTCCCCTATGCAGTATTTACCTTGATTGGGTTTATTTTTCTTCGTTGGTTTTGCCTAACAAACGATCTAACAGTGCGTTTCTATCAAGTACAACACCTGTTCCTGTGGCAATATCTTCATTGTTAACCTGTTTAGCATCTAGGTTTGCTTTCTTTAGTTGCAAGTCAACCATCTTGAGTTTTTTGTTTAGTTTAGCTGTTTTAGCAGTGATAGCATGCCCAAGCATAGTACTTGCAACACTAAAGATATCACTGGCCCAGCGACTGTCAACATTCATACCCAAGTCCATTAAATCGTCAAAGCTCTTTGATGCTTTGCTAGCAAGCTCGTCCATTTCTTGATCGCTTGCTTCAAGCCCTCGCACCTGCGGTAATGCTGCTTCTACTTTTTCCAATTCTGTTCTTGCATTTTTTAATACAGGAATGTTGTCTTCCGTAGGTTCAGGAACGTTGTCGGGTGCCACTTCGTTGGCAAGACCGTCATCAACGCTGTCAGTTGGTAAGTCAAATAGTTCTTCGAGTTTTCTTGTCATACGGATATTTACCGGCGTTTACCGCCTTGACGGAAGATATCATCTTCTGTGATAACACGAAACTTCAAGCCGTTTCTTGCACACCACTTGCTAGCAGCATCCCATTTAGCATAGTTAATAGCAACAATAGCTTTGTCTCTGTTTGATGCTTTGCTTTCTAATACACTTTGTTTTTTAGGTTTGATTTCAATTAGCTCAGTGATAACTTGGTTGTGGCGGTTCTTGTACTGTATGAGAAAGTCTGGAATATAACGTGTGGGCTTACCTGTTAGTGGGTGCCTATAAGGAATAACAAGGCTTTCGCTTGCCCAGCTCACAATGTTATCATTGTTATCGCAAAAACGCATAAACGCAAGTTCCCATCCACTGCGATACTTAGGTGCGCCTTTGCCTGCATACTTCGCTTGATTTAAAACTGTGTAATACCCTTGCTGATAGTTATTAGCCATGGGTCACCTATATATAGACGTTGCGGGCTGCGAATTGATTTGGAGTTGCTGTGGTTTTGATTCCTAACAGTGTGGTATTACTGCGTAGGTTGTTTAGATAGTATGCAAGTGTTGCTGTTATTTGCACTTGGTTCTGGTTGCTCATCTCATTGAGAAGAGTTTCAACTGGTATTCCCGAATCTTCACTGATTGAAAAAACGTTTAGTGTAAAGTTTTTAGCAGCAAGTTGATCAGCAAATATACTTGAGAAAAAACTGTACACATTGTCATATGCATTTGCATCAATGATCAATTCACGTTTATAGAATTCGTCGAATACTCTTACAGTTGGATCAGTGCCTGGATTTGTATAGTTTACAGTTGCCATATTATTGTGTCTTTGTCTGTGTTGGAACAGTTACCGGACCACCAGTGGTAGTTGCTGTTGCTAAACGTGGAGTTGCTGGGGCATTGATACCCACTGCTTGCTGCACTGGCTTATTTGGGAATAAAGCACCTCGTGCTGCACCCGGTAAATCCTGCTTAACTGTGTTTCTCAATATATCTCTTGATTCAGTTTGGAAAATTTGTTGCAAATCTCTACCTTTAAATGTTTGGAACGCTGCACCACCTTTTTGTATTGCACCAATAACACCAGCAAGGTTGCCAGCACTTAGATCAGTAACAATACCTGCTGCCGCGTCAATCAATCCGCCTTGTCCAAAGATTGATTGTGTGCTACCAGGTCTTGATAGCGGTGACTTAACTGTGTCATAGTTACCAGGGTTAGCAAAAGTAGGTATGCCGCCATCTGGTGTACTTCCAGTTAACGCTCCATGATAATACTTAACTGTTTCGTAATCAAAGGTAAAAGTATTTTGCATGATGCCAGCACCTTCGGTGTAGTTGTAGGTATCATGCTCAAAACTTGAAATAATAGGATTGATCAGTGTGTAGGCTGACCATTTGTGATCGTTAAAGCCAAAGATTGTAATGTCACGGAAGAATGGAGGTTTGCCGCCTCTGCTACCTGTGCTATCAGTATAACTTTCGCCAATGTATCCCCAATCGTTGATTTCTCTGTCTTGTGTATAGATGTCTCTGTTGTTGTAAGGAAAAGCTGCACCTGGATCAACACCTTGTGCATTTTGTCCCATACTGCCGTTTGTTACTGCGGCATCCCAGTATTTTTGACTGGCATCTTTGTAATAGTATGCATAATAGTTGTACCACAATGCTCGTGATAAATCACTGGCATCATCATGCATAATACAAGTAATAGGATCATATTCAATTTGTGTTTGAACTTTGCGTTTTCTGTTATATTGATTCATAGTGTCAACACTAAACTTGTAGCTAGGAAGTTTAACTTCTTTTACTAGCAAGCTCAGGTTGGTTAAATCTTGTGTTTGAAATACATTGCGCAGTTGTGGAATTTGATCTATATTCAAGTTGAACACAACATGAAAAAGAAATTTCCTACGCGGAGCAAGCGCACCGTTATTGCTACGGAACGTCTTGCTAGCATGCGTATAGTCTTTTAGGAAATCGCTGCCAAAGAATCCTTTGAGAAAGTCTTCGCCGAAGGCCATAAGTTACTCCTTATTAGCCAGTAATAACGTCGCCGAGTGTTCTTCCTACAGTAGATCCAATGCCTGTGCCAAGTGGTGTTTGTACAGCATTATCAAATCTCATTGTGATTTCAATAGTTGCTGGATCGTTTGAACCATAATCCAAATCACCATAGTTGGCAGTTACCAAGAAGCAACCATACAGTTCCCATGTCTCAAGTACAACTGGTGCGCTAGTGCCATTGCCACCGTCAAGTACTTCACAACGTGTGGTAAACTTGTAATCAATACCAGAACTAGCTGAAGCCTGTTCCATGGTATCCATTTGTTTCTGTAGTTGCTCACCAATAAGTCTAGTAACATGTCCACCTGCATCGTCACGGAAGGTTGCAGTTGTAGAATCCCATGTTTGACGACCGGCTAGGTAGATACGACTGTTGTAGATTGGAATTTCAATCTCTTCAAAGTTAATCGTTGGGCGATTAAATGTCATTACCTGTTTGGTAAGTTCTGTTCTAGGTGTAGATACACCAAGGTTTTCAAATATCACACGGTAGCGATATTTTAGTTTTGGCATTAACAGACCTTGGGTTGGACTACTCTGGTCACTGGCCAAAGGCACTGTCATTCTTGTTAGCGATGATACGGCCATGTTATAATTCTCCTATTACAATAGTTATTTATCTAAAATCAGCCACAAAAAAATGAGGCCTAAACCTCATTTTTCTGCATTTAAAGTAGTTTAAACTGCGGCTGAGCTTGCTACGTTACCAGCAGCAATTTCGCCTGTGTTCTTAATTCTAACTGGAATGTAGATGAATTCAACAGCTTTGACCGGCTCAATAGCAACGTCAACATATAGTTCGTTTCTATCAATACGCTCTGGTGTATTGTTTGAATCATCACAGACCACCAAGTAGTCGTAAATACCGCGTTTTGCAACTAGGTCAATCATTAGACTCTCAACAGCGTTCTTGATTTCGTCACGTGTTAGTTGATCGTTTGGTTCGAACACAAAGTTCTTGCCAATAACTTCAAGTCTGCCACGAATGAATGCAACAAGTCTTGCAACGTTGATTCTATCAAGTGAGCTCTGTGTGTATGTTGTCTTGTTACCATAGTTGAGAATGCCACTACCCGGAATGAATGTAATTGGGTTGATGCTGTTCTCATACAGTGTATCACGTAGACCTTGGCGAATTGCTGTTTGTACAAACTCACCTGTCTGTGCGTTAACATAACCTAGCTGACTGGCGTTGTCTACTGTACCACGGCGTGTACCTGCTGGTGCCAACCATGGATAAGCAACATCGTCTGAACGTACAATAGTTCTCAACATCATGTGTGATGGTGGAGCAACCACTGTAGCACCGCTTAGGTCAGTTGTTTGACAACTTGGATAGAATACACCAAAGTATGGATCTGATGTTGTTAAGCCATCACCGTCTGCATTGGTTGCCCAGTTAACAATGTCTGTGCCATTGTCTGCTAGACGCATTGGTGTGTCGCCAATTATAAACGCTGTGTTGTTGCGCTCGTTGTTTAGTGCTACCATGTTGGTTGCAAGTTCTGGATAGTTAGGACATGCAATCAAGTTGTACTGACGCTGCTCTTCACGAAGCTCTTGTGAGCCGTCGATACTGGCTTTCATTGCAGCAACAACAATTGCTCTTACTGCTTTGCGGCCTGCATACATAGCACCATTTGATTGGTTACCACTTGCTGTTACCCAAGCATCCTTAACAGTTGGTAGAGCACCATATGTGCTTGCAGGGAAATCTGCACTGTTAAAATAGTTAACCTGGAAGCTCTTTACATTGAAGCCTGAACGTCTTGTGTTCCAAACCAATGTGCCTTCTGGATATAGTGTAGGATCTGGTTTGTCTAGATCAACATAGTCGCTAGTTAGCAAACTAACAATAGTTGGAATGTCATCTGTGATTGGATCAGTTGTTCCGTTACCGGCCCAACGTACATCGCCAAACAAGATACCATTCTGTGTTGTTTGATCTGTGTTGTCGATCAATACCCACTGATCAACTGAATCAACACTCTGCCAGCGATAAATCTGCGGATAGTTGTCTAGATCTGCTGTTGAAATCCACAAGTCACCGTATACCAATGCACTGTTGTCGCTTTGTACTGTAGGAGCACTTGCAGCAACAATTGGACCATTTGGAGAAGTTGTTGTTAGATCGTAGCCACGAATATCGCTGCTTACATTCTGATAACCTTTCCATGTGCCACCACTTTGAATCATGATGTCAGCTTGGTCAGTTGCACTGTAGTACCAGTATGTTCCGTCTGCTGGATCAATACTTGGTGCTGTTGCACTTGCAGTGTAAACTGGTGTTGAACCATAACCTAGTGGAATCCAGTTACTTAGGATTACATCACTGTCGTTACCTGCTCTGACTTGACCAGTTGTAACTGCGGTTGTAATGCCTGCATCTGCTACTGGTGTACCACTTGTGTCTTTAAGCACAATGTTACCGCCTAGTGTATGTTCAATTTGAACTGCACCAGTTGATAGTACTCTTGCTGTGGTGTTAGCAACGTTAGCTGCTGTAAATGCTGCAACAAAGTCTGCTGCGGTTGTGCCACCTAATGTAGCTGTAACTGCTGTTGTTAGTGTGGTGCTGTTTTTTGCACTTGCTTGAATTGTAAATGTTTCCAAGTTTACAAAAGTTGGAGCAGTTTCTGTTCCTGTTACCAGTGTTGCGCCAGTTGTGTATCTTTCAAACACTTTGTAAGTGTAAGTGTCGTTGCCACTTACATCATTTTGTGCATAAAGTGCGCCAGTTGCAATGTTTGTTCCGCCGCCTGCTGGATCAAGAGTTTTTTGTGCTGTTTGATCGTTTGCATAAACTGGGCAGTTCTGTGTAACAAAAGTGTCTGTTGTTGCATCATATTCTCTAACAACTAGGTTTGCACCTGAGTTAACGTTGTTGGTCTTTGCCCACACACTGCCTGTTGGATGAGGCTCACTGCCTGTTGCTGCCCAACTTGGGTTGGTATAGTTAGGTGACATTTGCAATGTTGGAGCATAGTAAGGCTTGGTTGCACTTGCAGTAATCTGTAGCTCTGAAAGCAATGTAGTACTGTTACCATTTTCCAGCATCAAGATGCCGTTGCCGTCGTCAGTTGATCCGTCATTTGAACCTGCACTGTCAACATAGATGTTAAGTTTACCATTTGAAACAGTTGCACTGATGCCCGCAACAGCGGCACTATTGATGTCTGCGGCAAGAGTTGTAATTGTTGTTCCTGAAAGTGTAACTTCAACATCGTTCATATAGATGCTTTGACCTGTTGTAAGTGTTGGGTTAGTTGCACCACTTACCACTGTTGGCCATGAATTTTTCCAATCGTCACTGCCGACCAATACCCATGTATTAGCTGTAACACTGGCTGCACTGTTACCTGGTGACTTGTAGTAAACTGGATTGTTTACATTTGTTGTTACAACTGCATAATCGCCAATGCTACCAATTGAATCTTTTGGTACACCAGCTGACAAATCACTTGCGTTAGTGATAACAATTGGAGTTTTGGCTGTAAATGTTTCAGTTGTAGCACTCCATTCAAAAGTACCCCAGGCTGTTGTGCCTGTATCTAACCAATACGTTCCGTTGGCTGGTTCGCCACTTGGACGAGTCAATGTAGCTGTTAGCTCACTGAGGTCAATGTCTGCTCTCTGAATGTATGCTCTGTTACTGATACCCAACACTGAGTATGCTGCAAGCAATCCGTATTCGTTAAGCTCATAACCGTTAATGCTTGTGCCAGCACTGGTGCTGTAGAAGAACGGTGTGCCAAATGTTGCTGCCAAATCTCTCTGTGATGTAATCAAGTAAGGCTTGTTTGCATTGGCTGCTGTTGTGCCGGCTGCAACGCCGACGCCTGCTCCACTTACCTTGTTTTGTGCTGTTGCAACAAGGATAAACGGAACTGAATTAGTTGGGGCTGGAAGATAGTTACTTTCGTCGATGATGGTAACTTCTACGCCTGGTGATGTTAGTGCCATGTTTTTCTTCCTTTATAAAAGATGTTCTCTAATGATATTTATTAAAATCTATCAAAACTAGTGGTTAAAGCTGCCCTTTGCAAAGGTTTTGTTTGCTAAATACCCGTATGATCAGGCCTATTTGTAATGCATGTAACCGCCGTTTAGCTGCCGTAAACTATGTTCGCGAAGGCAAGACACACTATCGCACCAGATGTGATAGTTGCACAAGAAGAAATCGCAAGAAAAAACCGCCAGTCCCCAGGTGGCAACAAAGCGGATTTCAAAAAAACACAATTTGTGATAGATGTGGATTCCATGCTGTTAGTGGTGCACAGATTTTGGTATATCATATGGATGGAAATCTCAACAATAGCAATCTTGCTAACTTGAGAAGTGTGTGCCTGAACTGCACAGTTGAAATCAATAGATTAGACTTGCCCTGGAGAGTCGGTGATCTCGTTGAGGACTAGTTGTCGAAGATCTTCAATAGTACCTTCGTTGTAAAGTGTAACATCAAACTTGTTATTCATGTCAATCCACTTGTATTCACTTGGATGTACATCATACGCTTCCATTAGATCACTGCCGGTTGTGTTATCTAACATAGCACAGCCATACCACTCAGGAATATCGCCGCGTTGTACACGCCAAATTTCTCCGCCTAGTTCACGGATCATGTTTTGTTCATTCCTAAAACGCACATCAGGAATCACATAGTTGCCTGGATTGTCCAGCATGTGCTTTTTAAGAAGACTTACCCAGACTCCATCATGAAACCCATTACGCAAACAATCAGTGCCAAATAACTGAAGCACCAAACGAGGAGTGACTTCCATTTCTGTTTCAGCACTCCAAAAGTCGTCTCTTTGTTCACGCCACTGTCTTGATTCATCGGTGTCTCCTTCCAGCATCGCTCTATCCCAACCAAAGATAGTGCTTACGCCATCTTTGAGTTTGTCAGCAAAACTTACTTTAGTAAATCCTTGGTCAACTAGCACATCAGCAACAGTTCCTTTGCCGCTGCCAATAAGACCGCAAATACCTATAATCATACCAACTTTAGTTCCACTGTTCTGTGTTTTTTACTGTGTGCAATTACATCAACAATTTGATAATCTGTGCCAATACTGTTAAATGTATCTTGTCCATTGCGCAAATCAAAAATTAGTCTTGTGTTTTTGTTGCTGTGTTTGCGAATAAAGTCAGTGTAGGTACTCATTGGATAGTGAGCACCGCAACTTTTAAAACTAAAGATCAGATCAAATGTTGTGGACTTTTTTAATTTGTTACAATTCTCAGGAGTGAGATGTGTTCTTTTCAGTTCTAGTCTATCCCATTCTGCATTTAGTTCTTCTTTGCTGTGATAGTAGATAAAATTGTCAGCTTGGCCAAACTTGCCCTGGCGAGATTGTTCTTGATTGTTGTTTTCACTAACACCTTCTATCAAATAAACGTCTGTATTATATGCTTGCTGAAACCAAAGACTGTCGTAGGCTTGTCCGCAACCAATTTCGCAACTGATGCCAACAGATTGATTGAGATATTGATCAACTGCTTCCCACTGCAATCTCTTGCTGTTGTTGTATTCTTCAGTTTCCCAGAGTTCCATCCAGGTTTGTCCGTTAGTTCCATTTACAATTGGTATTTGTGTCATCGCAGTTCCTTTACTCCGAGATGTGCTAGTGTTTGCTGTAGCAAATCAATCTGCCGTTTGCAATCTTCTAGTGCGTGGTGACTTGCTTTGGGTTTAGGCAAGTCTGGATACAAACTATATACCGTTCTTGCGTCTCGCACACGCCAAAACTGCCACGGAATAGGCAAGCCTTCTTGCTTGTATGCGTTTTCAAGTATAACCATATCAAACGTTGTACCGTTAGCCCAAATAAGATTGCAGTGAAAACACAGTTTGCTTAGTTCTTCTAGTGCTTGTTTAAGTGGAATACGGCCTTCTTCACCGAATGCTTCGTCTTGTGCTTCCTGTGGTTGTGTTGCCCACCACTCAACCGTGGCATCATCAACGTCACGGTTGGGTTGACTGTCAATATCAACTCTTGCGTAGTAGTCTTGAGGAAGATACCCAGAGCCAATTGGATTAAATGTCTGGGCGGCGATAGTGAGGATACAAGCGTTAGGTGTTGTACTCACAGTTTCTAAATCAATCATTATATCTGTCATGCTTTTAGTTTAACAGAATAGCAATTGTTGTCAACCTATTTTCTGGTTTTTACTGTTTTTCTTGGCTTGATTGTGCCTTTGAGACTGCTCTTTGGCTGCTTGTAGGCTTTCTTGACTTTGCCGCCGCTGGTAACTGATGCTTTGCGCATCTTGTTAAGCATGCTTAACAGTTTGCTTGCTGGATTTACTCTTTTGGTCTTCTTGGCTTTACGAGCTGCTTGCTTGGCTTTGGTTTTGCGAGTCACTTTCATTTGAGCTCGCTTCTTTTGGTCAATTGGCTTGTCACAGTCTTTGGCATCGCCAACAACACGACCGCTTCTTGCACCTGAGGTGCAACGCCATTTTGTTTTTAGTTTGTTGCCTGCTCTACTAAACACCATTTCGTGTTCGGTAATAAACTCTTCTGCTCGCATTAGCCAATAACCCAAGTAAGTGGCTGACTACCATCAACATAGTTTTTAAGCTCTTCGATTTTTGCATCCATAATAGCAGCACCTTCTGCTTTCATTTGCGCACCATTGAGAGCAGTACCGCCTTGTGGTCCGGCAATAGTGGCAAATTTTTCACGAGCTTCACCGATCATCAATTTGCAGTTACCAATCATGTAATCTTTCATCCATTGTGATGTTGAAAAATCAGTTAGCAACTGTGCTTCTGGACGAAGATTGTAACACCAAAGCAGGATAACTTCGCCTGACCCTTTGATATCACGCATCAGTGTAAGCTGCTTGCTCGCACTGTTATAACTGTAGTTGAGGAAGCCGCCAAACATTCTGGCAGTTAGTTCAACATACTGTGAATAAAAATCATATGTTGCAAGGCCACCCATTTGGTTGCCATTTAACAAGTATGTGTTAAGCGCGGCTGCACTGAATGGTTCAAAGGCACTGCCTTCTCCGCCATTGTCCCAGCCAATTGTGCGTCTAAATACCTGTCTTACAGTTTGAATTTCACTGGGCAGTGTGTAAACATTAACACCGTCTTGCAATTTTAAAAAGTTGTAGCTTTCTTCAAACGCATGCTCTGCTCGCTGACGATATGTGCCTAACGCTCTTTGGTATGCTGCTTCATAGTGTTCAGCATCTAACTCCAAGTCAATAATGCCATCGCCAAGTTGTAGTTTTACATAGTCGATAGCATCTTGTTTAAGAGTTTCGAGGGTTTGATCAAGTGTTACTGTTGCCATTATACTGTCCTTATACAGTATTTAGCAAGATTACCAAGCCTTGAGCAATACCACGTGTTCATTTCCACGTCCGTTGTACTTGACTTCAGTGGCTTTGATGTCTTGAAAGAACTTTCTATTTGCAGGTTTTCCACCTGACATTAG